GCCGCGCTCGCTGAGCTGCCTATGCCGATGTTCAGCGACGTATGGACCCGACCTGAGCGCTACAACACCCCGCATTGGCAGGCCCGCGCCTGGAGCTGGGTCGATCCGGCCAAGGAGATGAAGGCCATGGAGATGAGCCGCGCCCTGCAGCTCCAAACCCATGCCGAACAAATCATGGAGTACACCGGCAACGACTTCATGAGCACCATGACCACCATCAGCAAGGAGAACGAGATCAAACAAGAACTTGGCCTAAGCGGCGCTACCCCCGCTCCCGCCTCCACCGATCCACCCACAGAAACCCCCGGCCGCAACATCGAACCCCTCTACTTAGAGGGCGAGGACGAGCCCATCAACCTCCGCACCGACCTCAGCGCCGCCGCCAAGCCGCAGCGCTAAGTCGCTCCACTGCCCCTTAGCACTTACCGCCCCTTAGCGCCTCCGCTTATGGCCAACGTCAACGGCACCGAGATCAACCTCATGCCCACCAAGGGGATGCGGGCCGAGGCCGAGCGCTACCGCGCCTGGAAGGCCGAGGGACGCAAAGGTGGCACCTCCGTAGCAGCCCGCCGCGCCACCCAAATCCTCAGCGGTAATGAGCTGAGCCCCGCCACCGTCATCACGATGTCCGCCTGGTTCGCTCGCCACGAAGTAGACAAGCAGGGCGATGGCTACTTACCGGGCAGCCCCGCTTATCCGTCACCCGGCCGCGTCGCCTGGGCCGCCTGGGGCGGCGATCCCGGCAAGACCTGGGCCGACGCTAAGGCCAAAACCATAAAAAGCGCCACCGATAGAGTGCATAGCACACCACTTACGGCTGTCATGGACGCCACCGCCGATCAGCAACGTGAGCTGACGCCAGACCTTACAGCTCCCCAAGTTGCGCTCTACGAAGCCTTGGAGGAAATTGTCGATGATCTCGGCCAGTTTGATCAGGGCATCGGCGCTCACGGCGCTCATTACATGCCTGTTAGCCCCTTCGCCAGCGAAGGGATGCAGTGCTCCAACTGCATCTTTTACGCCGGCCCTCGCGCTTGCGAAGTCGTTGCTGGCGACATCGCCCCTGAAGGCGCCTGCAAGTTCTGGATCATCCCCGAGCAGCTGCTCAGCCCCCAAGCCGACGCCTCCGCCGAAGGCCGTACCGCTACCTCTGCCGACGAAGTGCGCCTCGCCGCTAAGTCTGTGCGTGACTACGCAGCCCAACGCGCCGCAGCCGGCGAGCTGAGCGAAGGCGACTTCGTTGCCTGGCAATCCAGCGGTGGCACGGCCCGCGGCCGCATCGAGCACGTCATGCGCACCGGCACCCTCGGCGTCCCCGGCAGCAGCTTCAGCATCGACGCCTCCGCCGACGACCCCGCCGCCCTCATCCGCATCTACCGCCCTAAGCAGGACGGCTGGAGCGAAACCGAAACCCTCGTAGGTCACAAGTTTTCGACGCTCCGCAAGATCGAACCCCTCGACGAACCTTCGGACGACAGCGAAGACGACGAAGACGACGACCGCACCGCCCCTTCCGACTTAGAGCAACGCCCTTACCCCAACGAACACGCCGCCCGCCTTGTAGACCCCGGCCAATTCGATCGCTTCCGCCGCAAGAACAACGATTTCGCCCAAGGCATCGACTCCATTTATGGAATCAAAGGCGACGATCCGGTGCGCCTCCAAGCCCTACGATTCGACGCCGCACGCTTTACAGTAAGTGAAGCTAAGAAGTGGCTTAGCGATCACGACTACACGCCCATCTCCTTTGAGCCCGCTACAGGCAAGTCCATGGACGGCAAAATCGACATCAAGGCCATCAGTAAGGAAGTGCTTAGGCGCGAAGCTCCGCAAGGTCTCCGCGTCGAAGAAAGCACCGAAGCTGGCCTCACCTTTAGCTTCAGCTCCGAGGCGCCCGTGGAGCGCTGGTGGGGCCGCGAGGTGCTGATGCACGATGACGGCGCCATGGACCTGGCCCGCATGAACGACGGCGGCCCCTGGCTCTGGAATCACAACCGCGACGTGGTGCTCGGCGTCGCCGAAAAAGCCTGGCTTGGCGACGATCGCCGCCTCTACGTCAAAACGAAATGGAGCCCCAACACCACCGAAAAAGGCACCGAAGAATACAAGCGTCGTCGTGACATCGAAGCGGGCATCGTCCGCAACGTATCCTTCGCCTACGAGATCAACGATGTGCGCGAAGCATCCAACGGCGACATGCAAGTAGTGGGCTGGAACGTGCTGGAAGTCTCCTCAGTAAGCGTGCCCGCCGACCAGACCGTTGGTCTGGGCCGCGCACTCGACGACACCAACACATCCACCACGCCACTTACGACGCAAGAAACAAATCAAGCGTCAACCCCTACACTAGAAACTAAGCAGACCGCCGAGCGCGGAGCTGACTTCCCCCAAGATCCTCCATCCATGGAACAAGCCACCAACGTTCAGGAGGTCCAATCCGCCGCTCGGCAGTCCGAGCGTGAGCGTGTTGCGGCCATCCGCGCCATGTGCGCCCAGCACCAGATCGGCACCGATCTGGCTGACACCCTCATCGACAACGAATCCACCCTCGACCAAGCCCGCGAAGCCGTGCTGAACCAAATCGGACGCACCCGCGTCGAAGTCCAAGGTCGCGTCCATGACGACGACTCCGCCGCCCTCGGCCTCACCGACAAGGAAGTCCGCAGCTTCTCCTTCGTCCGCGCCCTCAACCACCTCATCAACCCCGGCGACCGCGCTGCCCGCGAAGCCGCCGCGTTTGAAATCGAGGTCGGCAAGGCTGCCGCCGAGAAGTATCAGCGCTCCTCCAACGGCATCGTCATCCCCAACGAAGTGCTCCGCCGCGACCTCGTGGTCGGCACCAGCACCGCCGGTGGCAACCTCGTCTCCACCGATCTGCTGAGCGGCAGCTTCATCGACCTGCTGCGCAATCGCATGGCGATGATGCAGGCCGGCGTGACCATGCTGAGCGGCCTCCAAGGCAACGTAAGCATCCCGAGACAATCTTCGGCGGCGACCGCATACTGGGTCGGCGAAAATTCTTCGCCCACCGAAAGCCAACAAGCGATCGACCAAGTGAACATGACGCCCAAGACCGTGGGCGCCTTCGTTGACTACAGCCGCCGCCTGCTGCTCCAGGCTTCAGTTGACGTGGAGTCGATGATCCGCGCCGACCTGGCCAAGATCATCGCCCTTGAGCTGGACCGCGCTGCCATCTACGGCACCGGCTCCACCAACCAGCCCCTGGGCCTGACCAACACCACCGGCATCGGCGCTCAGACGATCAGCACCTTCGGCACCTTCGCCGAGTACATCGGCATGGAAACCGACGTGGCCACCGCCAACGCCGACGCCGGCTCTATGCGCTACATCATCAACGCCGCCGCCCGTGGCGCCCTTAAGAGCACCGAGAAGTCGGCCACCTCTACTGCCCAGTTCGTCTACGAGAACGACGAGATCAACGGCTACCCCGTGATCGTCAGCAACCAGCTCGGCACCAACGACTGCCTCTTCGGCGACTTCTCCCAGTTCGTCGTGGGCATGTGGTCCGGCCTCGACCTCACCGTGGATCCCTACGCCGGCTCCACCGCTGGCACGGTCCGCGTCATCGCCCTCCAGGACGTTGACTTCGCGGTCAAGCAACCCGGCGCCTTCTGCTTCGGCACCTGATCGCCATGAGGATCGAGATCCTTCGCTCAGTGATGGTCTCCGGGGAGCCGGTAACCGCCGGCTCCTTCCTTGAGGTCATCCCCAGCATCGCCAATCTGCTTATTGGCATGAACAAGGCTCAGCTCGCCCCCGAACCTGAGCCCGCTCCCGCTCCCGAACCAGAGGCCCCCAAGCGAGGCCGCAAACCCACCCCAACTCCTGAGGAGGCCCAGTCATGACCATCCTGCGCCAAGCGCTGGACAAACTCCAGCTCACCAACCTTCACGCCACCGCCGCCCGCACTGCCACCGGCAGCGCCACCGGCGTTGATGTGCAGGCCCGCGACGGCGACCTCTACCTCGTCCTCGATTCCGCTGCCGGCACCGGCACCACCCCGACGCTCGACGTTACCGTCGAATCCAGCGACACCCTTGGCGGCACCTACACCGCCATCACCGGCGCCGCCTTCACCCGCGTCACCACCACTGCCTCCCAGCAGTCCCTGGTGATCAGCAAGGACGAGGCCCGCCGCTTCATCCGCGTCACCTACACCCTCGGTGGCACGACCCCCTCGTTCACCTTCTCGGTGAACGCCATCGGCGTGAACAAGTACGGCTAAGCTGCCGTATATCCGGGCTGCGTGGCTTACCTGCTGCGCAGCCTAATCAATTCGCACCCGCGCACCGCTTAGCGAGGCTCCCATGCCATTCGGATACGACAGTGGTTTTGACACGGTTTCGCTTGGCACGCTGACCGGCGCAGGCGTTACCTCCACGCAAACGGTGACCGGCGCCGACATGACCTTCCAGGTCACCGTCAGCAGCATTGGCACCAACGTGGTGATCCGGTTTGAAGGCAGCCTCGACGGCACCAACTTCTTCAACCTCAGCTCGGCCAACGTCGATACCACCATCACGGCCAACGGCACCTACGGTTATGCCCTAAGCGGCTGCCCGGTGCAGTTTGCCCGCTTGCGCCTTGTGAGCCTTTCGGGTGGTACGCCCAGCGTTGCAACGGTGCTTGGAGTTAGCTGATGGCTGAACGCCTTGGCACACAGCTCCAATCCGGCGGCCTGGAGCAGAGCATCCATACCGGCCTGCTCGGCAGCGGCCTATTCGGCGGCGCGTCCCTCGACCTCAACTTTGCCGTCACCAAGAACGTCGGCCCGCTGGTGACCTTCACCCGCGCCAGCAGCGGCACCTACGTCGGCAGCGACGGGCTGATTAAGACCGCGACGACGAATTTGCTGCTGAGGAGTGAGGAGTTTAACGAAACTGTATGGAGCAAAACCAACTGCTCTATCACAACAAATGCAAGTACAGCACCAAATGGCGCCTTAGCGTCAGACAAGATCGTAGAGAATACAGCTACTACCGTTGGTCATTATGTTGGACCATCTCCATCTTACGCTGCAACTGTAGGCTTAACCATTGTTTATAGTGTCTATGCAAAAGCAGCTGAGCGTACGTTTGTTCAGCTTGTTCACACCGGGATTGGAGTCGCGGGCGGAAACATTATTGCCGGCTTCGATCTTGTTAATGGAACAGCAGGCACGCCAAGCAGTGGCGCCACTTCATCAATTATTCCAGTTGGTGATGGTTGGTATCGTTGCAGTTTGATCTACACACCTGCGACGACTGCCAGCACAACTGCGCAGATTCGCATTGCTCTCAACTCCCTTGCAAGTCCTTCTTCTTACACCGGCGACGGCACCTCCGGCCTGTTCCTCTGGGGCGCCCAACTAGAGCAGTCCGCCACCGTCGGTGAATACATCCCGACCACTAGCACGATCAACTCGGCCCCGCGCTTCGACCACAACCCCACCACGGGCGAAAGCCTCGGCCTGCTCGTGGAGGAGCAGAGGACGAACCTGTTGAGCGGTAATAGCCAAAACTTAGGAGGCTCTGGGTGGGGAGGCGCTGGCGCAGCAACTTTAGACGCAAGCGTAGTGGCGCCTGATGGAACTAGTGGTGGTGTTTATTATGTTTCTGGAAGTGAGAGAGTTTGCAATTTTGCAGGCAATGGTTTAAGCGCAGTGTGTTTGTCGTTTTTTACTAAGCAACGCTCTGGACAGCCTGCGTATTATCGCATCGAGGTTTTTCAAAGCACGGACACTGTAATTTCATTGGGAGCGCAAGATTTTCATTTTGCCGGAGCAATAGATGGCGGAAGTTTAAATTCTAGGTTTTCTAATTTAACCCGCACAGCACTTGCCGATGGTTGGTTTAGGTTTTCTGCAGTTGTAACGACTGCTAGTGGTACGTTTAACAATACGGCTCGCCTTGACCTGGAAGCAAGCATTACCTCAAACTACCTCTGGGGCGCCCAACTAGAAGCCGGCGCATTCCCCACCAGCTACATCCCCACCACCAGTGCCACGGTCACCCGCAGTGCAGACGTTGCCAGCATCACGGGGGCGAACTTTGGGACGACTAGGACGAACCTGTTGTTGCGGAGTGAGGAGTTTGATAATGCGAGCTGGAACAAATTTCAGGCAACTGTTTCTGCAAATACAGCGACTGCGCCTGATGGGTCAAGCAATGCAGATTCCTTGATCGAATCGGCTGTTGCTGGAACACACGTTATATTTCAGAACGCATCTACTAGTGCTTCAGCTACGCAGACTTTTTCTGTCTACGCAAAAGCAAACCAACGCAGTCGGTTTCAGTTATTTGTCAGTGACACAGGAGTCAACGCAGTTTCAGGTGTATTCAATTTGAGCACTGGAGCGGTCATTTCAGCAACGAACGCAGGCACCGGGTCTGGAGCAATCGCTTCTATTGTTGCCTTGGGAAATAGCTGGTATCGTTGCATCTTAACCGGCATTCCTGCATCCTCTGGTGCAACTGTACGGGCTCACTTGTATCTTATTGATAATTCAAGCAATCAGTCATATACCGGCGACGGCACCTCTGGTGTTTACATCTGGGGCGCCCAACTAGAAGTAGGCTCTGCTGTAACGCCATATATTCCTACAACAACCGCTGCTGTAAGCGTGTTTGAAAGCTCCTGGTATCGGCAGAATGAGGGGACGGTGTTCTGGGAAGGAAGCAGGACGCGGACAACAGGCTTCCCTGAGCGGTTTAATTTAAGCGACGGCACAGCAAATAATCGCATTTTTTCCTACTGGGATGCAGGTGCTAACAGCAGCACCTTTAACGTCACATCTGGCTCTGTTGATCAAGGCAGTATTTTCGGTGCAGGCTCTGCATTGCTGTCCACTGCCAAATCGGCGTTTGGCTTGGCAACTAATAACACTGCCGCTGTTTACAGCGGAAGCATTCAAGGAACCGACACAACCGTGACTCTTCCAACTGCCTCACAGTTAACCATCGGAGTAAGTCTTACCGGCACCATCCGCCGCCTCACCTTCTTTCCCCAACGCCTACCAAATAACGTCTTGCAGGCCATAACGCAATGACCAACTACATCCGCTTCCCCGACGAATCCACTGGTATGGCTGCGCTGGATGCTGCTGGCCTTCTGGACGCTGATGGCCACCCCCTCACCGCCAGCCACACACACGCCCTGGATGTCATCGGCCCCATCTACAAAGGCGGCACCTACGACCCCGAGACCGGCGAGGTAATCACCCCACCCGTGCTGCTGAACGGCTGGCACGTCAATTACATTGGTGAGTTGCCTGAGGGGTGGGACGCCTATGTCGTCACGCCAGAGCAGCCTGTGAGGGTGTTTGCGTCATGATCACCGAAGACACAGCACTTTACCTAGCAGACTTTGGGATTGATGTAGTAGCAGGGGCCGTAACAGGTCTTGGTATCTTAGACATGCCCAGCGAACTAATCGTCGATGGCCAAGTAATCAGCACCGAATACACACTTACTTGCGAATCCGCTAAGTTCGGCGACCTACTCTACGGCTCAAAACTTACCGTAAACGGCGCCGCCTACACCGTACGCGCCAACGTCCTAATTAGCGACGGGGTGTTCACGCAGCTATCCCTACACCGCGATCTAGAAACCACGCACATCACCTCCACCACCCCTATTAGTGCTAACGGTGCTGTGGTCTCGATCGACGACTTGGGCCTAGATCAGCTCAACCCACTGATCAATGGCGGTGCCGCCTCCACCACTTACATTGATGGCAACGACATCAGTGGGGGTACAGCATGAGCACCATCGCCCAGATCCAACTGCGCACGGACACCGCAGCGGCCTGGACCGCCGCCAACCCCACGCTCCTCTCCGGCGAGATGGGCATCGAGTCCGACACCCGCAGAATCAAAGTCGGCACCGGCTCAACAGCTTGGACCGCCCTCCCCTACATCTTCGCTGACACCGACCTGGTACGCGGCCAGGCCAGCAAGATGGACGCCGGTACCATCACGATCACCACCCAAGACGTCTACGTCACCACGGGACTTACCGGCATCTTCGACACCGCATCCGCAAGCGGCATGACGCTCGGCACCGCCGATACCTTCGCCATAAAGAACACAAGCGGTGCTACTCGTCTAATGCAAATTTATGGTAGTATCGACGCCAAGACCGCAAGCGGCAATAACAAAGTCCTAGGCATCAAGCTGGCCAAGAACGGCACTGCCTTAGACCAAACGGAGTGCCGCGCCTTCACCGGCTCCGCTGGCGACGAAGCCAAACTCGTCACCAACTGGATGATCAGCATGGCTTCCGGCGATGAAGTGGCGCTGCGAATCGCCAACCACAGCGGCACCGAGAACCTCAGCTTTCGTCGCGGCCGTCTCGTCGCCACCGAGGTGCGCTGATGACAACCAAGCGCGAGCAAATCCTTAGCGCCGTGCGGACCACGCTCGTCGGCA